TATCAAAGACAGATCAGATGGGTTCAATTGGTGCCATGACGGCGCATTTTGATGTTTCAAAGATGATGGAGAGTTCAGGTAAAAAGATCACTTTGATAGCGGCGGGTGCTCGTAAAGTAGAGGGTAACCCTTATGAAGCGTTACCCGATTCAGTCTTTCAAGCAAGGCAGGCTGAGCTTGAGAATATCCGTGGGATGTTTGTACAAGAGCTGGTTGATTTACGCGGCTGTGACTTTCAAGCCTTGATGGATACCGAGGCGGCTGTGCTGTCTTCTGCTGAAGCGGTTGAACTTAAATTAGCCACTAAAATCATGTCACCTGATGACTCAATGTCTGAGTTTATCGATCAAATTAAACAATCAACAATGATAGCAATGAATGGGGAAGACCTAATGCCAGATCCAAAGTTAAACGCTCAAGTCATTGAGCCAGTAAACCCGCAAGCAACCGCAGCGGAGATAGAAACGGCCCGTAATGAAGCCACCCTTGCAGAGCGTGGTCGTATCCAAGCAATTTTGACTAATCCAGAAGCAGTAGGGCGAATGGGTGTCGCTCATTTAATGGCTTTTGATAACCCAATGCCTGCTGATCAGGCGTCTGCTTTTTTGAGTAAAGTACCAAAAGAAGCACCCACTGTAGTTGCTCCAACTAATACCACCGACTTCGCAACGGCAATGAAAGATGAAGACCCTAACGTACCACTTGATGATGCTGAATCTGAAAATTCAGGTGCTGAGGCTTCTTTGATTAAAGATGAAGACTCAGTTGATTCTATGTTGGCCTTTTGTCGTCAAGGTGACAAATAAGCCTAATTAAACAAATTAATAAATTGAAAGGACATTGTTATGAGTGAACAAGGTTTGGCAGCTTCAGTTGATGTAACTGAGAATTTCACCCCCTTTATTTCGGGTGATAAGAAGATCATTACGGCAGGAGTTGTGATTGCTTCTGGTGAAACAATTTCGCAGTTTCAGTTGCTTGGTCGAGTGTCTGCTACGCATGAATATAAGCTCTGTGTAAAAACGGCTACGGATGGTTCACAAGTGCCAAAACGTATTTCAACCATGCCTGCGGATGCGTCAGGTGGCGCGGTTGAATGTGGTGTTTATTGTGAAGTGGAATGTAACCCTGATCAGGTTGTTTTAGATGCTAGCTGGACGGTAGATGAGGTGAAAGAAGACCTTGCAGATTTAGGTATTTATCTTAAAAGTTTTGAATAAAAATACGTTATTCCCCCTTTATTAATGATTACTAGAAGTGCCATATGGCGCTTTTTTTTGGAGAAATGAAAATGGGTCAATCGGTAAATGATACGCTGAAATTAGTTCAGTATATTGAAGAGAAGAATGAGCCTAACACGTTTTATTTAAACCGCTTTGCAGCTGCCATTATTGAGAGCGATGAAGAAGATGTGTTAATTGAAATGAAGTTTGCAGGTAAGAAAATGGCACCACTTGTGATGCCAATGGAGCAAGGGCAAGCACTCTATGAGCAAGCGACCAGTTCACGAAAAATCAGACCTGCTTATGTCAAAATGAAAGATCCTGTTACCCCTCAAAATGCGTTACGTCGAAGAGTAGGTGAAGACCCTAAGCGTCTTATGGGTCCAGCTCAACGGCTTCAAGCAGCAACCATGAATCAGTTGCTTGAACATGATAAGCGCCTTGATAGACGTTTGGAATGGATGGCTGCTCGAGGCTTTCAAAATGGGCAAATAGTGCTTACTTATAAGAACAAAGCCCCTATTACAGTAAGCTTTGGTCGTGATCCGTCTTTAACAAAAGTACTTGATGGCTCAGCGGGTAATGAGTTCTGGTCTGATGTTGATATTAAGATTGTTGATCAGATTGAAACACATTGTGCATTGATGGCAGAAGCGCCAGGTGGTGTGGCTCCTACTGATATTATATTGCCTTTAGATGTTTGGCAGGTCTTTAAAAATAACAAGCAAGTTCTAGATTTACTTGATAAGGATAAGGCGGGCCAAGAAGGTGATTTGAAGCGTGGTGTTGTGATGCCTCAAGGTGTTGAGCGCCGTGGTGTATTGCAAGGTGGTTTGGTTATTTGGGTAGATACTCGCACCGTTGAACTTGCTGATGGATCAAAAGAAGCATTGCAGCCAGCCAAAGAGGTTTTGTTTATCTCAGATGCGGTTGAAGCTGCTCAACATTTTGGCGCTATTTTAGATGTTGAAGCGTTAATTGCGGTTAGAAGCTATCCCAAGTATTGGAACGAAAAAGACCCGGGCATTCGTGTGGCCATGACTCAATCAGCGCCAATTGTTGCACCTGGTAACCCTAATGCTACGTCTAAAGTAGTGGTGCTCGCTTAAATCTCAAATCTAAATCAAGTTTCAAAACGGGGCCAATATGAGCCCCGTTTTGGTTTCTGGCATTTATAAAAAGGTATTGATTATGACTAAAGCAAAAGACGCAGAAGAGAATAAAGAAGTAACAGAAAGCTTCAAATTGATTGCCATTAATACGGTGGGTAATCATTCCCCAGGTACTGTGTTTGAAGTTGAAACAAAGACTCAGTTTGATCGTTTACTTGGTTTGGGTGCGGCAAAGAAAGCACCTGAAAAAGGCTAGTCATGAAAAAGTTAGAGTTCTTTCGAATCATGGCTGAAAACCTCGGTGATGAAGCGTATTTGTCAGGTGTACCTGAGGTGGTTTTTCTTGTTCAGTTTAAAACTGAATATATAGAAACGACGGGTTATGTAGGCTCCGGTTCAACGGTGAAAGTGGCTGATGAAGACCTCCCTAATAACCCTATTGATAGTGCGCTTGTGATTGGTGATCAAACTTATTACTTACGCGAAATTGTTGATCAGTGGGTGGGAGTTACTAAGTATCAAGCTGAGAAGGTGCGCTAATGCATAAGGTTGATAAGGTTTTAGATGACGTGGTTGCCGTGTTGGACGCTGCGCTTGATATTGAGGTGAAGCGATCAATTAGCTATCGAGGCTCTGTGACATGCTTAAGGGTTGGTCAGGGTCCAGAAAATACCTTGTCAGAAGGCGCGATGACAGATGCTGATTTTGAATTAATTCTGCTGCAGGTTGTGGTTGATAAATCTGAGTCGCTTGAATCCATTGCGAATGATTACCGCGCTCAAATTCATAAGGCCTTGATGGCGGCTCAAAACTCAATTGATGGGTTGGTCAGTATTGAGCGGCCACAAGTTGAAGCGGCTGATTTTAATCCTGAGGCGACCGTTTTTCAAAGGCGCTTAACCTATAACGTGAAATACCGTTACAACACAATGGACCCCAGTTTATGAGTAAGCCTAAAGCGAAAAAAGATAAATCCGTTCGTGAACGGGTTGTATTGAATCCCCGTGAAGGTGGTAGCAAAACGATTCCTGCACCATCCCCTTTAACAGAAACAAAAGTAAAAGAGACTGAAAATGAAACTGACAAAACGTAGTGTTATTTTTCTCAAAATCGAAACGGCGCAAGGCACAGATTCGGTGCCTGTTGCTGCAAATGATGCCATTTTAGTTGAGGGTTTGAAGTGGTCTGTTGCCAGTGAACGTATGGCTGAAAGAAAGCCGACTTTGGCAACCTTTGGTCAGCTGAAGAAAATCTATGCAGGCCATATGTTAGAAGTCTCGTTTGATATGGAAATCAAAGGTTCGGGAGCCTTGGGTGAGCGCCCTGAAGTCGGTGCCCCTTTGGTTGCCTGTGGTTTTTCTGAAGTTGTTGTAGCATCCACATCTGTTGAATATATGCCTGCAACACAAGGGCAACAATCAGCCACGCTTTATGTGTTTGAAGATGGTGATTTGATCAAGCTTGTCGGATGTATGGGTAAGGTCACGTTTGATCTTTCAACGGGTGCTGTGGGCAAATCAAGTTTTACTTTCACAGGCCATCAAGACGGCAACATTGCACAAACCTCTTTACCCACTCCGACCTATGACAGCTTAACGCCATTTCCATTGATCGGTGTGAGTTTCACTATGGGTGACGCACTTGATATATCTAAGCTTTCAATTGATATGGGTATCAGTATTTCAACACCGGATAGCATGATTAGTGCTGATGGTTATGGCGATGTTTTTATTAGCGATCGCAATGTCACCGGCTCTATTGACCCTTTAGCAAAAACAGCGGATCAAAAAGAGTATTTAACCGAATGGAAGTCAGGTTCTGAGGCTGCTTTAACCACGGGTGATATCGGCAAAACGGCGGGTAATATTTACAAGATCACTCTGCCAAAAGTCTATAACTCATCGGCCCCTAAAGCGGGTGATCGTAGTGGACAAGTTAGCCGAGAGCTTTCAATTCATGCATTGCCTACGTCTGGTGATGATGAGTTTAGTTTGTTGTTTACCTAAATCAGGGGGAGATATGCGTTTAGATACCGCAAGTAAATTAGTACCAACTTGGTTTGATTTGGAGCCAACAAAACCAGATGAAGAATCAGTGCCAGGCTTTATGTTGAAGCCGCTATCAAGCATGCAATTTATGCAAGTGGCGGCGGGTATGACAATCAATGAATCAGGTGCGCAAACCTTTTCGCCTCAAGCGGTTCGCGATGCTTTTCGGATGGCTGTAACGAACTGGCGTAATGTGACAGAAGAAGATGATCAAACTGAGGTTGAGTTTTCATTACACTTAATGGATTACCTACCCTTTAAAGTTTTGAATGCGGTGTTCAGTGAAATTATTACGCGAGCAACGATTAGAGAATACGAAAGAAAAAACTAATTATCGCAGTGGCTGTTTATCAAAATGCCAACGACTTTGACTGCAGTCGTTGTACCTGGGGAAGGCATTGTAATAAGGATAATCCAGCACCCATCAAACAATGGATCATTAAAGATGTGATTGAATCGGCTACGTGTCTCAAGCCTATGATCACCTCTACTTCAAATGAACTTGTCTCTCTTTACTCACACTTTTCTAAAAATCGGTTTCCTTTGGCGGGTGGTCTGTTGGATCAGCCTGCAGCATTTGTTAATGCGATGGAAATCATAGAATCAGCGGTTGAAAATAACGATGAATGAATCTCGCCATGCGTTTGTTTTGACGGGCTCGGATCAGACGAGAGCGGCGTTTAGTTCTGTGAATGCGTCTGTTACCGATATGCAGAAAACAGTAGTGTCGGCCACTGAGTTGATTGCGACGGCATTGGGTGGGGTTGGCATTATTGCCTTCACGACTCAAATGGGGCAGATCGGTGAAGAGTCTTTACTTGTGGCTGATCGGTTGGGGGTGACAACGGAACAAATTACGTCATTGCAGTATGCAGCTAGCCAGTTTGGGCTTGATGGTGAAGCGATGAATGGTGTGTTGCAAGACATGTCGATTCGTATTCAAGAGTTTGGTGAAATAGGAACGGGTGAAGCAGCAGACTTCTTTGAAAACCTTAATTTAGATGTTAAAGATTTTATTGATTTGTCACCTGATGAGCTGCTGCTAAAAGTGGCTAAAGCACTTGATAATGTGGGGGAGGCGTCAACGCGTGTTTACCTTGATCAGTTGGGTGGTGATGACCTTGTTTCCTTGTTGCCTGCGTTGAGAAACAGTGCTGAAGGGTTGAAAGAACTAAGACAAGAAGCTTACGACACGAACAAGGTGCTTTCACAAACTGATGCTATTCGTTTAGCCAGTATTGCGAATGAAGTGAGTATCTTTGAGAGCTCAGTTAAAAGTCTGTCTTTGCAATTAGCGGCAGAGTTTGAACCCACGGTTAAAGCGATCAGCGAAACATTTAAACGCTTTACGGATGATGAAGAGGCAGTGGCAACCGGCCTGAATATTATAGGGACATCAGCCACAGTTGTTTCTGGTATTTATTTGGGACGTCTAGTGAGCGGGTTTGTGGCATCCACACAGGCTAAATATGCTGATATTGCCGCGACACGCCAAAAGCTTGTGGTAGATATTGAAAGTGCTCGGGTTGAGTTGGTTGCAGCTAATCAAAAACTAACGGTTGAGAGGGCCGCTTATGCTCAAAGTTTGGTTGCAAAACGGGCTGATATTGTTGCGTCAGAATTAGAATCAAGAGCGAACCTTGATAGATTGCGAACCACACAATTAGCAGCGGCGGCTGAAGTTGAGGACGCGCTGGCACTTAAAGCAAATGCAAATGCAATCGAGCACAACGTATTGCGTACAACTCGCTTAACAGCGGCTGAAAATGCGTTAAGGATTGCACGAGAAAAGCGAAAAGTATCAACAGATCGGTTGTCTGCGTCTGAGCAAAGGCATTCTGCATTGATTACCAAAAATGCGGCAAGCCTTGAGGTGTTAGCGAATACCACTAAGCGAGTGGATAGAGCCACAACGCAAGCCACGGCAAAAACTCAAAAGCTTCAAGCAGCACAGGCTGCGTTTAATTCAACGGCTAAAACAGGCACGGTTATAACCCGTGGTCTAGCGGGCAGTATGGCGCTCTTGGGCGGGCCTATCGGTTTACTCACATTAGCGGCGACCACCTTGGGCGTGTATGCCATGACTGCGGGGGAATCTAAAAGTGATTTTGATGCGGCGGCAGGGTCCATTGAAGGCTTGCAGGAAAAACTAAAAAAAGCCCCGCCTAATGAACTTAATGCGATGTTGCAACAGCTTCAAAGTGAAGCGTTGGCAACGGAAGTGGCAATGGAGTCAATCAGCCTTGCTGAAAATACGGGGTCGGCTAGTCCAGATCTTGACCTTGACTATCATCGTAGAACGCAAAACCTCAAGGATGAAACGGAGAAGCGGAATAAGTTATTAGAAAGAGAATCACTGGTTCAAGCCACTATCAATAAGCGCGCTGCAGATGAGGCTAAAAAACAAGCCTTCATCAAAGAGGCCATCATAAGTGAAAGCCTCAAAAAGCAAATTGATAAGATAAATAATTATGGTAAATCAGCTGCTGATCTAAGGCTTGAGGCCTACCAAAAAGAACAAGCTGATATTAATGAAATGGGTACGAGAAAGCTCATCTCTCAAACGCAATTGTATTCCATGCTTCATGCGTCAGAATCCAAGTTTAATCTTGAAATGGAACAGATGCGGAATCAGCAAAAGCTATCAACGCTGGTTCAATTTGGGACTGAGTATTCTCAGCGTGAAAAGATGGGGTTAGAGCATCAAAAACGCATGCTAGATTACATCAAAACAACGGGCATTACGGATGAAAAGGACGAGCGTTTAGCGGCGTATTGGGACCGGTCTTATCAGTACGGTTTAACCAGTCTAAGAAACTATCAAGATGGGGTGATGAAAGAGTATCGCAACTACGGTAAAAGCGCTGTGCAGTTGGAGCGAGATCGTTATTCAAAAGAGCAAGATGAGCTTAAAAAACACCTCAAACGCAAAGATATTACGCAGGCCCAATATGATGAAGCGAGCCAAGTAGCCGCCCTTCGAAATTCTGATTCCTTAAAGAAAATTAAACAGGCTGAGTTAGATTCAAAGATCACGGCTCAGCGTGACTTCGCAAACCTCTTTGTGGGCATGGCTGACAGTGAAAACAGCAAGCTTGCAGCGATCGGTAAAGCGGCGGCAATTTATAATATTGGTTTGAGTACCTATCAAGGCGCTATTGCGGCTTATGCTGCTTTGGCTCCTATTCCTATTGTCGGACCTGCGTTGGGTGTTGCGGCAGGTGTTGCTTTGGCGGCATATGGTGCGGAGCAGATTGCTAACGTTAATAATCAGAGTTATCACACAGGCGGTGTGGCGGGTCAGGCTTCAGATAATTACGGGCAGCGACTTAAAGCGGGTGAGATGAATGCCACCTTGCTGATCAATGAAGAGGTTTTAACCGCAGATGATCCTAGGCATAGAAAGAATCTGAAACTCTCAAATGGAAGTTCACAAAGCTCATCAAATGGGGCAATCAGTCTGGTGATTGGTGATGTGATTGTTAAGGTCGAAAATACAAATGCTAATCCAAATGAAATCGCTAATACAACGGCTGATGAGATCGCAAATACGGTTATGACTGTATTGCAATCAAGGCAGGGTCAAAAGGCAGTTTATAGCGGGGTTGGTGCTGAAGCAGGTCGTAATATGGGTAAGATTAAGGGTGTTCGCTCTTAGTTAAGTTAATTCTAATATATTAAATTTGAGATCTTATGATTCCTTATCTTATTGATGCGAATGTTGCTGTCTCATCAAGAGATCCAACGGCTGTCAGTGTGTCACGTTCTGGTAAAAAACTGTCTCGAAACTTAGAGCAACAAGTCTGGCTATTCTCTGTTGAGTGGCCTGATTTACTGCATTCAAAAGCGGCGGTGTTAGAAGTTGCTTTAGATGAAATGAAAGGGCAAATGTTAACTGCTCAAGTGTTTCATCCTGTTCGAAGTTATCACCCTAATGCCAGTGGTGCTTGGCATGTTTCGATTGCAGCGAGTGCGGGTGAAAAGCTGGTGTCATTAGCGGGTGTTGGAGAGTTATCCATAGGGCATTTTATTGTTTTCTCCGGTCACTCTAAAGCGTATCGGGTGATGAAGTATGAAAACAATGTTGCGACTGTTTATCCCTCTTTGAGGGAGGGTTTGAACAGTGATACCGCCATTATTCAAGATGTGCCTTTTACCGTAACCCGTACTGATGATGAAACTAACTATCCCACTTCTGGCCCGATAGTGTCTATCTCTGCTGAGTTTGAAGAGCAGCTTTTTTAATTCCTATTTCTAGGGGATTCATGATTATTCGAAATTTAATTCGCTTGGAATTTTCAGGCAATGGTGAGCTATTGCTAACAGACGGTGGCGTGCCTGTGACTTACCTAGATCACCATTATGTGCCGGATGCGTATTTAAAAGACATTGGTGATGTCGAAGAGCAATTAGAGCTGAATACACAAGATTGGGATCTGACATTAGGGGTTGAGGATGTGGCATCTGATGCCGTGTTATTTGCGTTTCGATCGGGTGCTTACCTTAACCAAAAAGTCACCTATTACCGTCAATACATTTGGGACGATGACAGCATTGAATTTCATAAATTGTTTGAAGGGAAAATGATTAGTTATGAAGAAGAGGATGCGGAAGAAGGCACCACGGTTGTTGTGACAAGTTCGGCCAATATTATTCACTGGCAGCAAGTGAAAGGCCGTAAAACTAACAGCGACTCACAACAGCAATATTACCCACTTGATAAAGGGTTTGAGTTTGCAGGTAT